AAAGCTTGGTACTCGGACTCCGCTTGCTGGATACACTCCGAAAGGTCGGAGTATCGTTTCATCCAGTCATACAAGTTACTTTGCGGTATCGCGGCAAGCGCACACGCTCGCATAATCGGCAATCCGGACCGCACGTTCTTCAGCAATGCTTCGATTCGATCAGGCGTATATCCGGTCCTTCGACCGCACTTCACACCGGTACCAAGCTTGCTCTCCTGGTCCGCTCTTGCGGTGAGAACACTCTTCGGCATCTGTATCGGCGCATTGCGGAGTGCATCGAGTCTCGACGCTTTGACTTCGTCGCTGACCGTATTCTTGCGGACTGGGACGCTCTTCTTCTTTGCGGTTGTTTTGCGTTTACCGGCCATCGTGTATTTCGGTGACTTGCATTGAGGCTAGAACTTGCTCCGGGTCGAACCGATTACGGTTGCCCACTTTGAGGTACGGTATCTTTCGCCGAAGCATCAGGTTGGCGATAGTTCGAGTTGTTACGCCTAACTTCTCGGCGAGTTCTTTGGTTGATAGTAGCTTGTTCATAGTTGTTGGGAGTTAAACGAAAGAAACTTGCTCGGGATACACTTGAGCGTCTCCGCTACTTGATTCCTCCGCGCACCGAGGTCTCGAAGTTTATGCAGTCCGATCCTCTTAATCTGCACTCCATCGAACCTCGGATCTTCCCGGGCAACGGTTGCTGCGTGTTTGCGGCTGGACGCAGTGACGAAGAGATCGCCAATCGTCGTTGTTATCTTGTACTCATTCATCGTTGATCTTCTTCTCGATTGCCTCGAACTGATCGATGATGCGGCATCGCAGCAACGCAACTTCTTTCCTCAGTTCACCCACCTCGGCGTTAAGTTCATCTACCCGGCTACCGAGAACATCGTCCTTCGGTTGCTCGCCTGCCATTGATCCGCTTGTTGTTATTCCTGCCATGATCGTTTGTTCGTTGTTCGTTTCATCTCAAATAATCACCAACCTCCGGGTGAGAAGTGCATACTGCGTTCGTTGTTAGTTATGCCGCCTGAAGAGAGCGGTCTTGGCACCCGGTTGGGTTGGCTAAAAGTCTCCCCCGAACACCGATCAGTCGGGTCGGGGGTTGACGATGGTCGTTGCCCAGCCACCCCAAACATCCTAATGGCGGCCTTTCGCTCCGCCGGGTTGTTTGTTGTTACTGCCATCGTCAAATTATCGTCCATTCGTAACCGTCCCACTCCATGTCACGCGCATCGACACGCAGATGATCGTGCCATGATTCCGCTGCCTCGATGATACGGTCATCGACGGTGTACGTTTGTTGATCCCACCCGCTAAACACAACGCTTTTACGAAGAGCGGACATGAGGCCCAGGTAGAATATTTCATCTGGGTTGGACGCACTACAATCTCCCCGCCAATCTTGAATATCGTCCGCACATGAATCGATATCATCGGATGACAGTCGCTTAATCTTGCGACGAGTCGCTTTGCGGTAAATTTGGAGTGGTTTCCGATACTTCGGCTTCTCGACTGGCGCAGGTTCCGGTTCTGGCGCAGGTTCCGGTGTTGGTGGTCGCTCGGCCAATCGTTTGCGGTGGTACTCCTCACGTTCCAACAACATATCTCGTTGATCCGGGGTGCTACCGTCCATCCACTGTCCGGCGAAGGAGGCTTCCGCTTGCATCTTCTCCTCCACTCGTCGGATCTCCGTCTCACGCTCCCGCGCCCACCGCTCTTCGGCAGCTTTCCGCATCCAACCTGGCGTATAGAACAAATCATCCACCTAACCTCTCCCCCCGTCACACGCTTCCTGCGCCGCTACGGTACCGTCACACGATTCTTTTCCGTTTACGGTGTCAGTACACCCCAGCAACTCTTTAAACGTTTCATGCGCCAATTTAGCAAGTTCCTCCCAACGCTCATCGCTGGCTCGCTCGGGGAACACCACGCCAGGTCGTTTCTTCGGCTTGAGCGGTGACGGTCGTTCGATACCGGCGGCGAGTTGACGAACGTGGTTCTCCATCTTCAGCAGATCCCGATACTCTTTCTTGTCACCCGGCTTGACGGTGTTACCCGCCACATCGTAAACCCCGCGCTCTTCAATCTGCGCCATCTGTTCCCGGATGACCTGGAGTTGATTCTTGAGCGCAAACGTCTCCGCTGATGTGAGGACTTTCATCGGTCTTCTCCGGGCCTATCGATATACGTTAGTACGTTTAACGAAAGAGGTGTTATAAGCTTTAAGTTCTTAATAAGCTTATAGCTTATAAGCTTATAGTTACGTTCTGAATGCATTTAAGTCGTTGGCTTTAAGTGATTAGCTACGGGAGTTTTATTTTTTTTTTACAAATTAACGTTAATGGCTAGTAGCTATCTCTCTTATTTATGTAGTTTTTTGCGAAAAGCGCAAAGCGTCTGAACTGCTTATCGTAGGCCGGTTTCGTCTCCCGGAGATCGTTCACCAGGTTGATAGCGTGGTAGACCGTAGCGTGGTTTTTATCCCACCAGTCACCGATGAATGAGAGTGTGTAATTAGCATCTCGGGCGATCCACATACAACACGATCTCGGCCATACCACGGCATTGGTGCGGGACTTCGACCGGAGTTCTTCCAGCGGCTTGTCGAAGAAGTCGGTCGCCGCCTCAGCGAGTAGCCTCAACCGGCGACCTGATCCCGGTGGTTCGTCTTTCCATTGGGTCAGGTTGATCTTTTTTTCTTTTTCTAATGTAGCTTCCATAATTCTAACGCATCAGCGACCGAGGTGGAGTTTCGGTGTTTCAGTTTAACGACCAACCAATCAATGTTACCTCGATCTAAATCGGCGATCATTTTGTGGATTATCCACGTTTCATCTTTCACTCGATCAGTGCCAATTCGGCATGGATGACTGAACGGAACCCCGCCCAGTCGTTGCGCCTCCTCCTCACTGATCGCTTTTTTTTGTAGGTTCATACTTCTTCGATTCTCGCCACAACGCATTTGCCGCCTGGAACAGACGCCAACCTCGTTGGAGTTCTGACGCTGACCAAATCTTCTCGGCTATCGGGAGAGGTTCTGACCGGTTTATCACCAGACTTATACACATCGGATTCGGTCGCATCGTTTTACGATATGCCGCCAACTGATGAACGTAGGTGTCCCGGAAATCTGGCTTTTTCCCCGCATACTCCTGAGTCTTGTAATCGATCAAAACTCTGTCCCGGATACCTCGCACCTCGGCGATCAGATCAATCGTGCCCCCGAACCCCCAACGGTTACTCACAACCGTCTTCTCGACTGCCATCACCCGGATCAACCGGTTATTAGCCCAGCGAACATACGTCTCCAGCCAAGGCCAGATTTCTGGGTCTTTCGACTCATCGAACTTACCGAGGTTGAACTCCTCGATGGCTTTGTGAACTCGGTTACCGAAGTCCAGGATCTTGTGCTGGTCGATCTTCGCATAACCGTGGATGCGGTCGATGTAGTCCCGCTCGGACTCGCCGTCGATGTGCGGGTATTCGATGCACTTCTTAACCATCTGGTCGCACTTCCACTTGGTTAGATGCGTCTTCTCCACCATACCAAGAATCCCGCTCACCGATGGCACCAGGTTTTGTTTCCGCGCATGACGCAGTGTGGTGTTCTTGCCATTCGGTTGAACGTGGCAAGCCTCCCCGGTCAGCGTGTACCAGTGCTGACCGGAGGAGGTGATTTTCTTGGGTTCCGGGACAATCATGTCACTTATTAAGTTGTTCTTTTCTCTTCTTTTCTTCTTTTTCCTGATATTGAGCCAGGCAATATTGCATGTAATCCGCTTTGTCGAACGCGCCGCTCGGCTTGAGATCCGAATCGCTCGGCATTGCGGTTGAAATGTTCGCATAGGTTGATTCGCCTTTGACTTTGTAGACAACGTTTATCATCGCCGTTTTCCCAACGCAGGATGCCTCCAAGTCGGTGCCGCCACCGGTCTTGACTAGATCGACACCCCAACCGTTTAAGAATGGCTTGAGGTTGCCTTTATCGCTCATCGTGCAGTTAGCCTGGAACGTCAAACGAAACGGTTGTTTGTCTTCTTTTAGTATTTCCGACTCGAATATAAAGCGAACTGCCGCCATTCCTTTTTGATCGGGGTAGTCTTCGTGTGGCGGAATTAAACGCATTCCAATTGCCCCGTTTTTCGCAACAGTGTTTGGCTCAATTCCGTAGGACTCGCCCACATCGATCACCGCAACACACACCGCGTTTTGCACCTTCTTGGGAGCTAACTCGCCCCCACTCGTTTCTTGTACTATCATTTTCGTTTTTGTTTTAAGTGCGGTTCATCCGCAAAAGTTCGCCCGGGGGGAGAAAGCCATGAAACCCCCCAGGCCGGTATGTAGGAACATGATCAAGACCCACATACCAAATCCGTTTGTTTTAAAATTTTGAACCAATCCTCCGCCCGGACGGTTACGTTCCAGTCGCAGTTCGATCTCTTGTGAGCGACAATCGGGATCTGACCCGGCTTGGCATCTCGCACCGCTTGATTCATCGCATCCTGTAAATTGAGTTTCTCGACGAACTTAACCTCATGATGAATCTTCGGCAGGTCGGGACAGATGATGTCCGGTGCCTCGCCACCACCCGCATCACGCCCCGCGTTCTGGCAGCCTCTGATTGCCTCGAACCCCGCATCTCGTAATTGATCCCGCCACATACGTTCGCCTCTCGCGCCTTTGTTTCTGCTATTCATCGGTGTCACACGCACACATGTCATTGACCAGTTCGCCACAATCGGGGCACTCACATTCGCATGGCGACTTGCTGCACTCTCGGCAACACGCACAATCGTCTTCCGTATCGAGTTCGCCACATTCGGCGCACCGGGGAGTTGGCATCCAACTCATCATGCTACCGCTAACGCTTTCCGAGATTGCCAGTCATCTCCCCGCTGTTTTCGCTCATCGATGAACGTCTCCAGGTCGGCTTCCGAGATCCGCCTCAGCTTGCCAATCTTCAACGATGGCAGCTTCCCCGACTTGAGGTAACGCCTGATCTGCTTGGGAGACATCGACAACCGATCCGCCACCATTTCCGTTGAGAGATACTTCATAACCCCAACATCAGCATGACGATGATCGTGACCGTTCCCCCGATAAAAAAACCGTGGAGAACCCGAAATGGAAGTGGCACCGGATACGTCACTTCGCGTCCTCGATCAGTTCCTCGATGACTGAGGTCATTGTGCGTCGCCCGGTATGAGCTAACCGTTTGAGCCTGTCCCGGTGCCACTCTGATAGTTTGTAATGACATGATATTTTCTTTCGTTCTGTTTTCTTCATTTACTGTACATCCACCTCGTTCAATAAAATTACTGTACATCCACCTCGGGTAAATTTTTTTATCCGCTGAAAAGCTTCAACAGCAACACTGACAGCAGGATGCAGTTCGCCGTGACCACACAACCCATCCATCGACTTCTCTTATCGATCCTCCGCATCGCTTCATAGTGCTTTATTTTAGACTCGGCCTGGTTAGCACGGAACTCCATCAACAAATCATTCAGGTTTTCGTTTTCCATCGGGGCAACTTTAATTAACCATGTGGGACATCCGTTGTCCTACTTCCGTTTGCGGGACAGAAACTTTTTCTGATCAGGTTTTTTCTTGTTTTGAAAGTCATCGATCAACACCTCAAGCAATTCGCTCATCGTTATGTCGTTGTCTTTCGCCACTTGCCGCAAAACATTCATATCTTTTTCGTATCTCCAAATGTTAAGTTGACGTTTGTCTGGATTTCGTTGGTTTGGCATATTTTAGCTTTCTTCCAAATGCTTCCCCAGACAGATAGGTGTCACTCCACCCGTTGTCAACACTCGTGTACACGGTTATCCTAACTGCAAACTGTACTTGGTTTTCTTCACGGCAACGTAGTAATCGAGTAGAACCTGGACGGTGTTGCCCATCATCTCTGCAACGATATGCACCGGCACGTTCTGCTCGTTAAGTAACTGACACGCCCACTCTTTGCGGAGTTGGTATGCCGTGAACCCGAACGGTCGGAGGAGGTCATTCAACTTTTTGGAGTAACCGTGCTGACGATCCCAGTCGCTGCCCGGCAGGACGTATTCGCCGCCCGGATTGAGGTTCAGCAGAAACTGACGATCCTCCTCGGTGAATCCATTTGGGTACGGAATCTCCCGCTCAACCTCGTTCTTACGAGGCACCAGACGGTCGTTGAGGATGCCGTCCTCCAGTAGATTATCCCGCTTGAGGTAGCCCACCTCGACGTTCCGCTGCGCGGAGATCCGCATCACTTGGTAGAATCCGAAGATCAGCGGGTTCTCAAACTTGACCACCTCGCGGAAGTGCCGGTCGGCCCGCTCATGCCGATCATCGGTCGGGCGGCGATATTTCACCGGTTTGAACTTGAGTATCTTGATCGTGTTCAGATCGAACGATGGCCCGAGGTTGAAGTACTTCATCATGTTCTTCTTGAATATGCCGTACCGGACTTGGGCGATTGACTTGTTCAGCTTCTTCTTGATGGCCAACTTGTCATCGACATTCTTCCCGCGCTTCACCTCAGACTCGAACCATGTGTCGATCCGATCCTTCGACGCTTGGTGGGGGTAATCCTCCTCAGAGTCGCCTATGCCTCTCAGGACGCGGCGGGCTGCCGTTTTGGCGGAGGAGACTTGCTTGTCACCGTTGTCGGAGTTCGCGTCCAGTATGCCGAAGATTTCGCGCCAATTGTGGAGACCGTTCGATCTCACCGGTTGGGTGTCGATCTTCGCCGGTTCCGCCTCATTGAGTTCGCGAATCTGACCGATGACCTCCTCGGCGGCATCTTCTTTGTTGTCGGCTTTAGACGAGAGGATCTTGTCGATCTTACGCGGGCCGAACTTCAAGCGGAATTGGTACTTGCCGCGTTTCGACTGTACGAGCCGCGATTGAATCTTGCGGCTACCGGGGATTGGGATTTGGATCATGGCTTTCATGGCTTTCTTTCAATGCACAATCAGTGCTGCCGGTGGGTCTACACCGTGGATGTACACCTGTCAACACGTTTTATGCGAAAAAGTAAAAATAATTTCTTTGGAGGATTAATTGCGCCAATTAAGTCTTCAGATAGATGTGAGTTATTACTCATTATGGTTTTAACAATCTCAAATACTCACCCAAACGTCACCCGCTTGTGCGGAACTGGTGTCCATCGGTGTCCATCAGCGTCCATCAACGCGGCGGATATTGGGCTTGCGTATCTCATTGATGCCGTTATGTTTCTCGCCGCTTTTCGGAGTAAATCCTAGAAAATGCCAGTGTGGCGGAATTGGTAGACGCGGCGGATTCAAAATCCGTATGAACCACGCAAATTCTCTAGGAAACAACACCGTAAAATCAAAACCTCACCCAAACGTCACCCGCTTGTGCGGAAGACTCACTTCAAAAGATGCCACGCATCCCGGAATGACTCGTAGTCGTTCTCGATCTTCGCGGTTTTTCCGTTGGGGTAAAACAAGATGTTTATCTTCGTTTTGATCTGATCAGCAGGCAGGACGTAGAATGCGGTCTGGGTCACCAGGTACGCAATGAGAAAATCATATTTTTTTACATCGGTGCCACCGACCCGAACTTCTTGGCTCAGTTGCGTGTCGCGGGGGAGGTTTTTTGTTTTTATCTGAACCCGGTTGACTACCGAGTCTTTCCACACGCTGACCACATCGATGGACGGTCGGTCGTTGACCGGCCAGAACAACTCGAAGCCAAGTTCAATTAGCCTTGCGCCGACCACCAGTTCCCCGGCTCGCCCGCTTCGATTCGATCTTTCCCAGTGTCCCGTAGGTGTAGGCTTTTGCTCGCTCACCGCTTAACCCCCGTTTCTTCGCTGATCGTTTCAGCTTATCGTGTAGTTTCTTCGGCATATCACTTCTTCTCCGGGGCCGGGACATCGTTGACCCATTCGTTGA